CAATAAGAAGAAATACAACTGGTGTTGTATTTGCTGGAAGAACTAGACTAAGAGGAATTATTCTTGGTGCAGAAAATGCTACAACTGTAGGAGCTGTTACATTAGTTAATGGTGGAACTACAAATATATACTTCCAAGCAGATGCTCCAGTAGGTGATGTCTTTGCATTTAATATTCCAGAAGATGGAGTATTATTTGAAAGTGGAATTAGTATTTCTTCACTAACAGGAACAGTAACTGTATTGTTAGATAAGTAGGAGGCTAAATGGCTAACACTACTTCAGGTACGTATATCTTTGATAAGAATTTTCAGATCGATGAGATCATAGAAGAGGCTTATGAAAGAATTGGATTGCAACCTAATGCCGGTTATGATATTAAAACCGCGCGACGATCTTTAAATATTCTATTTCAAGAATGGGCAAACCGAGGTTTGCATTATTGGGAAGTTGCAAACAATTCAATAACTTTAGTAGATGGTCAAGCAACTTATACGATGTATCGTTCAACTGGTGATGGCACATCCGACGCGACTGCTGTATACGGTGTTGACGATATATTGGAGTGCTCTTATAGGAATGCATCTTCTATAGATACACCTTTAACAAAAATTAATAGATCAGCTTATCAAGCTTTATCAAACAAATCATCTGAAGGACAACCTGTACAATATTTTGTACAAAGATTTATAGACAAAGTTACAATAACTTTATACCTTACTCCAGGATCTTCTGAAGCCGGAAACTTTATTAACTATTATTATGTGAAAAGGATTCAAGATGTTGGAGCTTATACAAACGCAACCGATGTACCTTATAGGTTCGTTCCTTGTATGTGCGCGGGCCTTGCTTATTATTTGGCAATTAAAAAAGCGCCTCAAAGAACACAAGAATTAAAATTATTATATGAAGATGAATTACAAAGAGCTCTTGAAGAAGATGGTTCTTCATCTAGTTCTTTTATAACTCCAAAAACTTATTATCCGAATGTATAAATATGGCAGGAATTGAAGACTTAGTTACATTATATAGAGGAGAAGCTCCTTCAAGATTTAATATGGATTTTGGGGATTTAAGAGGAACTTATTATACAAAAGATAAAGATCTTGCTAAATACATGGCCCAAGGTGGTTCACAATCAGCAAATAAACTTATTGGAGATTTAAAAGGTACAGTAAAAAAATTAGAAATACCAAAAGATTTATTTGAAAAACTAGGTGGTTCAGATTTTCAAGTTAATATAAAAGACCCAAAATTACTTGGTAAAGCAAAAACAGATGTACTACAAACTATCTTAGCAAGAGCTGGATCTTTAACACCTTTAGCGATGAAAGGTTTAAATATTTTAACTAGTTTACCTGCTGCAACAGTAACTATGTTTTTACAATCTACTCCAGCTAATTCTGATGAGATGAATATGAAACTAGAAGATTTTGCAAAATTAAAACAAACAGAAGGGTTAATGGATAAATCATTACCTTCAGAAACAAGAGATATGTAATGACAAATTTATCTAAAGGAAAATTTGCAAGAGCGATATCAGATAGATCAGGAATGGAATTTCCTTATTCTGAAATGGTGACTGAATGGAATGGGGCCTTTGTCCATTATTCAGAGTTCGAGTCTAAACATCCACAACTACAACCTAGAAGGTTCACGGCTGATGGACAAGGATTGCCAAAAGCAAGACCAGATAGAACTGAACCACCTGTATTAATTTTATTACAAACAAATCCTTTTGAAACAATTAAATATTCAGGCAATACCTACATTAATGTTTATTCACCAAATCATAACCGAACTACTGGTGCTGTAGTCAGATTTAGAGGGGCAACAAATCCAACAGGATTCAATAATGTTCCAACATTTGATAATGTTTCGGATATTTCAAGTGCGTCAGGTTTTACAATTACGGTTGGCAAAATAGATTCAAGTGGTAATGTATCTAATACAACAAATTATTTTTATTTTCAAAGTGCTAGCACAGCTACAAATGGAAATGTAAGTGGGGGAGGAAATGGTTGTTCGGCGGGTCCGGTTAACCTACAAGCATAATGACATACGCGGAATTAGTAACAAAAATTAGAGATTATTGTGAAGTAGATGCAAATGTATTTACATCAACTATTGTAAATGGTTTTATTAATGATGCAGAACTTAAAATTTTAAGAGAAATAGATTCTGATAATAATCGACAATATGCACAAGCTGATATTATTGCAGGTCAAAGATATGTAAATACTCCATTAATTAATGATGAAACTTTAATCATTAGATCAGCTCAAATCACTAATTCTACAGGTGGTGCTGACAATTCAAATAGAGCTTTTTTAGAATACAGAGACACAAGTTTTATATCTGAATATAATGGAGAAGGAACCCAGGGATTACCTAAATACTACTCATATTGGGATGAAAACACAATTGTCCTGGCTCCAACTCCTGATCAAAATTATAACATGCAGATAAATTATATCTTGAAACCTGCTGGATTATCGGCTAGTAATACAACTACATACTTAAGTAAACAGTTTTCAAACGGTTTGCTGTATGCATGCTTAATTGAAGCTTATGGATTTTTAAAAGGTCCTGCAGATATGATTCAGTTTTATGAAAAAAAATATGCTGAAGCAGCACAAGGGTTTTCAATTGAGCAAATGGGTAGAAGAAGACGAGATGAATATCAAGATGGTAGTCCTCGTATTCGTCAACAAAAATAATTAAGGAGTAAATAAAATGGCAATAACACAAGCGGTTGCAAATAGTTTTAAAAAAGAATTATTAGAAGGTAAGCATGATTTTGCTTTCTCTGGTGGTTCTGCATTTAAACTTGCTTTGTATGTCTCTACTGCAACGTTAAACTCTACTACTACAGCATACACAACTACTGGTGAAGTTTCAGCTAGTGGTCAATATACTGCAGGTGGTGGAGCTCTAGTAAAACCAAATCCAAGTACTTCAGTTGCATCAGGTGTTGCAATTGTGGACTTTGCTGATTTATCTTTTACTGGGGTAACATTGACAGCTAGAGGTGCATTAATTTACAATACTTCAAACTCAAATTCAGCAGTTGCAGTATTAAATTTTGGTGCAGACAAAACAGCAACTTCAGGAACATTTACAATTCAGTTTCCTAACTTTACAACTTCAGCAGCGATTCTTAGAATTGGTAACGCGTAATAGGAGGGACTTCCTATTATGGCCAATGCTTGGGGCGAACTAAGTTGGAGTACAGGTTCATGGGGATTACAGAATGACGCTTCTGTTTCCTTAACTGGACAACAGTTAAGTTGTGCTCAAAATAATGTTGGAGTTTCAGCAGAAATAAATGAAGGTTGGGGAAGATTAACCTGGGGTGAAAACGCCTGGGGTATTGCTGGTGATGTTGCAGTCACTGGTATTGGATTAAATGTTGGTATTGGAACAGGTTCAGTTACAATTGATGTTGCACCAGAATTAGCAGGTCAACAGTTAAATATATCTTTAAATAATGTTGGAATTGATATTGCAGTAGAAGTATTTTTACAAAATAATCCATTACAAGGTTTAACAATTTCAGAGGGTATTGTAGATCCTGCGCCAGATGCTTTAGTTACTGGTCAACAACAAAATTTATCTACAGGAAATTTAGAAGCATATAACGAAGAAGGTTGGGGAAGAACTTATTGGGGAGAAGAAGTTTGGGGAGCTTCTGGTTTCTGGGCTTTTGGTGAAACAACTGGAATAGGTTTAACAGCTAATCTTGGAACAGTTGAAGCGAAACCCGTTACTATTGCATCACCAACAGGAATAGGTTTAATAGCAGAAGAAGGAACGGCAGATCCAAGTCCAGATGCTACAGTTACAGGTATTGGTATGACTGTAGGAGTTGGATTAGGTAGTGTTTCAGGGACTGCTGACATAGATGTTACAGGCATAGAATTAACAGTTAATTTAGGAACAGCAGTATTAGATGCTGTAACTATTGCAGAACCTACTGGACAACAGTTAAATATTAGTTTAAATAGTGCAGTAGCAGGTGCTTCAGCCGAGGTACCTTTAACAGGAATTGGCTTGACAGTAGAAATTAATAGCATTAATGTTCAAGCTTGGCAGATTGTCGATACCGGTTCAAATGTCACTTGGAATATTATTGACACGGCCGCTTAAAATTAGTAAATTAATAAAATAAGGAATTAAAAATTATGGCATCAAGTTATTCAACAGATCTTAAACTAGAGTTGATGGTTACCGGTGAAAAAGCTGGTTTATGGGGTGACATCACAAATACAAATTTAGTAATTTTACAACAAGCTATCGCTGGTTTTGAACAAGTTGCATTAAACGCAACAACAGGTGCAACTCTTGCATTTACAAACGCAGCAACTTCAAATGGTAAAAATGCAGTTATCGAATTAACTGGAACAATCACAGGTAATGTTGATGTTACTATTCCAACGAGTGTAACTAATAAAGTTTACATTGTTAAAAACAGCACATCAGGTGCTTTTACTGTAACTGTAAAAGTTTCTGGTCAAACAGGTGTAACTTTCTCAGCTACTGATAAAGGTGCAAAACTTGTATACGTAAATGGAACTGATGTTGCAGATTCAAATATTGGAAAAGTTTCAAACGATATTTCTCCATCACTATCTGGAATACTAGATACAAATGGAAACGATATTGTTATTGATGATGCGGGTGCAATTGAAGATGATGCAAACAATCCATACATTAGATTTCAAAAAACAGCTTCAGCTGTAAACTTTTTGGATGTAACTAACCAAGCAACTGGATCACCTCCAGATGTTGCAGCGGTTGGAACAGATACAAATATTGATTTAAATTTAACACCAAAAGGTATTGGAAGAGTTACATTAAATGGTAATGGTAAGATTAATGGTCTTGCAGAAAAAGTAACTGTAACTGGTTCTTTTGATTCAGATATTAACGTTGATACAAATACACAAGGTGTAGTTTTATATACTGCAGCAGCTTCTGCAAACTTTACAGTTAATTTAAGAGGTGATGGTTCAAACTCTTTAGATGCGTCTATGGATACAGGTGAATCTGTAACTTTAGCAGTTATTACAAAACAAAACGCAACAGCTTATTACAATACTACAGTACAAGTAGATGGTTCAACTGTAACTCCAGTATGGCAAGGTGGATCTGCGCCTACAGGTGGAAACGTGTCATCAAATGATGTTTATACATATACTGCTATTAAAACAGCATCTTCTACTTTTACAGTATTAGCATCGCAAACACAGTTTGCATAATAGGAGGATTATAGAAAGATGCCAATTTTAGGTTCTAGAGGAGGCGGATCAAACAGAGGTTTTGGTTTTGCAGGATTAGCACTTTTAAAAGGAAGTGTACTTGTTAGTTCTGGTCATGATGTTGGTGGTACAAGAACCATGCAATACATGATTGTAGAAGACCTTTCTGATTTTGCTTATTTTGGCGACATTGCTCCTTCAATTGGTAATTGTGATAATTCTGGTAGTTCAAGCTCAACTAGAGGAGTATTTTTTTCAGCGGGCAGCTTTGCTCAAAACAATGGTGGTGGATATATCACTATGAGATCTACAGGGAATGCTAATTTTTTTGGTTATGTTGTAGCTAGAACTGGTGGTGGCGGAGCTAACACTGGTGGAAACAGTTCAGTAGGAACAGCCACAAGCACAACACGATCTTGCTGGGCGGGACAAACTAACTCTTCAACTTTTCCTCCTGGAACTTGGAATTCTAATATTGATTATGTTGATTATGCTTCATTAGGTAATGCTGTTAAGTTTGGAGACTTAACTCCTTACGGAAGAATTGTAGGTGGAGCAGGCAGTCCAACTAGAGGAATTTATTGGGGTAGATTTGGAAACGTACATGGCCCTGCAAGAAACGATATTGATTACATTACAATTGCTTCAACTGGAAACTCTACTGCATTTGGAGACTCTCAAAACTCTAGAGGTGGAGGAGCTTGTTCAAGTACGACAAGAGCCATCGGAGCTCAACAAACTGTAGCGGGATATGTTACTATTGCATCTACAGGTAACGCAACAACTTTTGATACTATAAGGGGTTTTGAAGGAGCTCAACAAGGGGGTTCTGTAACTGTAGGTATTTTTAGAGATGGTAACTCGGCAATGCAAAAATGTACAATTGCATCTACAGGAAGTTTCACGACTTTTGGAACTACAGGACAAAATGGTGGTGGTAATATGGCCTGTACTAATACAGGTGGAAATACCGTCTAAACCTAGACATTTTATTTGAGTTATGATATATAACTCACCAAATGAAAGTAGAAAAGCACGGTTTTGTAATTAATAAAAAAATAGAAATTTATAAATCATTTATTGATGATAAAAAACTTTTAAATTATTTTAAAAACAAAATAAAAAAAGACGTAGGTGCAAATAATTTTGTAACCAATGTAAAAGGTCAAATGAGTTTATTTGATTCTTTTTTAAAAGATGAAAAGTTTTTAGATTTTATTAATAAAAAATTTTTACCCGGAATGTTTTCAGCAAATAATATAAGTCATGAAAATTCTTCATTATATGAAATGAGAATCATGGCTGCATGGGGTAATATTTTAAATAAAGGTCATTATGTACAAGAACATGTACATGGTAGCGCTGAATTTTCTTCTACATTATACTTCTCTAAAGGCGAACCTTTTAGAACAGAAGCAGGTGTATTTGAAATTGAGGAAGGTTTAATTTTAACTTTTCCAGGTTATTTAACTCACTGGGTTAATCCAATCAAAGAAAAAGAAAGAATTTCTATGGTTTGGAATTGGGACATTCTTAGTAGAAATTTTAAAAGTTCAAAAAATATATGAAAAGAGATTTAATATTTTTAGTCGGATTACCAAGATCAGGTCATTCATTACTTGGATCTATATTTCAACAAAATAAAGAAGTAGAGGTAACCTCTCATAATTTTATAAGTCCTTTATTTAATCAATTAGTAGATTATAAATTATCAGAAATATTTGTAAGTTATCCTGATCATAATTCTATCAATAATATTATAAAAAATTGTATTGATCTTTATTATAAAGATTGGAAAGCTAAATATATTATTCAAAGAACGACCTTAAGTCCTGATATTATTTTAAGATTAAGAGAGTATTATCCAGATAGAAAAATAAAATTTATCGTATTAGAAAGAGATATTTTAGAAGTATTAGCTTCTTTAATTAAATGGTCTAAAAAAGAACCTACTGCATATTTAAATCAAATTGAACAATTAACTAACGATTTTTATAAATGTAAATTTATGATGAGTGATGAAGGTTTTATAAAAACTGAATGGAATGTGATAAGTTATCTAAAAGAAAAAGAAAACAAAAATTCTTTATTTATAAATTTTTATGATTTAACTAAAAATCCAGATAAAGAAATAAATAAAATATATCATTTTTTAAATATAAAAAGTTTTAAACACGATTTTAATAATTTAAAAGACTTCAAACCAAATAATATTTCTTACAATAATTTTTTATTAGGCAAGAATCTATATAAAATAGATAAAAAAATAAAACCTGTTAAAAAATATGCATCTAAAGTATTGGAAGAATCTATTATTACGGCTTTTAAAAAAGGAGCTTTGTAAATGAATTTTCCATCTTTGTGTATAGATAATTTTTTTGATAGACCTGATGAAGTTAAAAATTATGCTTCAACGTTAAAATATAAAAGGAAAACTAAAGGTGACTATTGGCCTGGAGAAAGAACTGAAAGTTTGCATATTTTAAACCCTACTTTTCATAACTACGTTTGTATGAAAGTTTTAAGTATGTATTATCCTTTTAGAACCACCGCTTTCTCTAATCAAATTATACATTTTCAAGCGGCAAGTTATTTTCAAAAAATAGAAAAATTTAATGAAGAAATAAATACTGGATGGGTACATAGAGATATACCAAACATGCTTTCATCAATAATTTATTTATCGAAAAATTGTACAAAAGGAACTTCTATATATAGACCTAAAAAATTATTTGCAGAAGAATTACATGGCGAATGGAACTCCTCTTTACTTTATGGAAATAAAAACGTGTCTAAAGAACATGTTAATGCTTTAAAAGAGAGTAATGATCAATTTGAAAAAACTACAACTTTTAAAGGAATTTATAACAGAGCTATTTCTTTTGATGCCGCTCAATGGCACGCTGCAGATGGTTACGGTACTGATGAAGAAGAAAGATTAACGATGGTTATATTTTTTCAAGAAATTGTCGCTCCTTATTTTCCTATTGGAACATGTCATAGAATTGTATGAAGATTATAGATAATTTTTTAGAATTAGATTTTTTTAATCATATTCAAGATTTATTGATTTATGAAGCTAATTACAAATATTCTCAAACTTCTGTTGACGAAAATGGTAATACATTTTTTATTGCTTCTTTAAATGTTAAAGATCCCACTTTAAATTTTATAGCTAAAAAAATTTTACCTCATACAGATTTTAAAGAATTTGAAGGTTGTTATACAAATATGCAGTTTAATGGTATGGATGGAGATTGGCATGTGGATCCTGGAACTAAAACAGCGTTAGTTATGATTTCTCCTACCTTGTCTAAAGGTTCTGGGCAGTTTGAGATTAAGACAGATAAAATAAATAAAATAGATTTTGTTGCTAATAGACTAGTTATTTTTGATGCTAAAAAGAAACATAGAGGTAGAGCACCTAAAGAAATAAATACTCCAAGAGTGACTTTAGCTTTTAAAAGTTTTGAAAAATAATATGTTTGTTCAAAATTTAGAATTTATAGAAACTAAAAATTTTGAATATTTATTAATACATAAAACAGGTTGTCAGTCTGTATTTAAGACTTTAGAAAATAAAAAAATTAATTGGACCATGAATCAAAATTTACAAAGTGGTAAGTTTTGTTGGACCATTTTTAGAGATCCTAAAGAAAGATTTGTATCTGGACTTGCTCATAATCTATCTATTTCAAATATAGATTTGAATAAATTAAATTTAAAACAATTATTGTTTAATACCATTGATTTTGAATTAAGATCTATATCTTTAATTCCTTTAACTATATTACAATCTACTTATTTAATAGGCAGTAAGGTTAATATGTTTGTGAAACATGAAGATTTAAATGATTTTTTAAAAATTAATTTTAATACCGTGTTTCACGAAAATAAAGGATCTTCAACTATTAAAAATAAAATAAATAAATTTATTAATAACAATATTAATTTTAAAACATCTCTTGAAAAATACCTTGAAATAGATTATTTTATATATCAACAAATTTTAAAAAGTAATAAGTTTTGGTATTGGCAATTAGGAAAGGTTATAACCGATGAGTAAAAAGAAAAATAAATCAGTAAGTAATTTACTATCTAATCAAGAACATTCTTCTGATTTAGTTATTAAAGATATTCAAACACATCTTCCTCAAGTTAGTAAACAGTACAAAGGCATGATAAAAAATATCAATAAAAAAATGCCTGCTATTTCAAAAACTTTAGAAAATTTTTATAAGGCTAAATCTCAGTTTATGGAAGTTAGTGTTGATGTAACTTACCTTACCCCTGAGAGACAAATGTATGGTCTTCTTGCAGAAATAGAACAAACTAAAAACGGTATTGAAGAAGGTATGTTAAATATAAAAAAGACTGAGATTATGATTAATCAAAGAAGAAGAAAATTACTTGAAACTAAAGATGATTTAGAAAAAGAAATGTTAGAAGCAAGGATACTTCATATGGAAGTAGGTAATAAAAATGCTATGAAATACATTAGAGGTGGGATTAGAAAGTTAAATTTTTTTACTAATCAATATGAAACTTTATTAAAAAATTTAGGTAAAAAAGATATTACTGAAGAAGAGTATGAAAAAGGAGAAATAAAACATCATATATATACTGCTATGAAACAAGCCTTACATGCAGCCAGAGCAAGTGGAGGTAGAATAGATGAAGGTAATTATATATACCTTTTTGATATTGGTGTAAATGGAGCTACTGCTCAAACCCTTTTGACAGACTATTTAATACAAGAGGAAGAATTATTAAAAGAAGGCAAATATCCTACTCAAAAGATGACTTTACAATTTTTAGAGAAATGTTATAACATTTTTAAAGATGACGTTATTTTAAATGTTAAAAATAAAAACTTTAATATAATGGATAAGTCTTCTTTAGCTACTAAAAACACAGGTAAAAAAAATGGCAAAGAAAATACTTAAATTCACTATGACAGGTAATGAAGCGCCTGATTATATAGAAAAAACTTTTTTTCAAGACGTTAGATTATTAGATCAAAATACTAGACCTGCGATAGGTTTATCGGTAGACAATCCATCAAATAATGGAGATGGTGAATTAACTTCTATTGCAGATATAGAAACTCATTTACAAACTTTAATGCCAGCTGATGAAACACAACCAGGAAATCCACTAGGGGATGCTCCTGATACTCCAGTTCCTTTTAACTGGAATCAAGCTGCTAAAAAAATTTGGTACACAATACATCCGGAGGAAAACACAGATAATATTTGTACCTACTAAGAAAGTATGGAACTTATAAATATGTTTCCAACTACGGTTGGAGTCTTTAGATATCAAGATAATTTTGATAAAGAATTTAAATATATTCAATCAGTTGAATACATTAAAAATGTTTCCAATTATAAAAGTCAAGATTCTTTTATTTTAAGTAATAAAAAATTAAAAAAACTAAAAACTTTTTTTGATGAATCAATTAAAAATTATTCTAAAGAAGTTTTAGGTGTGTCTCATAATTTAAAAATTACGCAGTCTTGGTGTAATCAAAATAATAAAGGTTCTGAGCATCATCCTCACTATCACCCAAATAGTATTCTTAGCGGCGTATTCTATTTTAAAGTAGAGGGAACTGGATGTCCTATTGTTTTTTCTACTAGTGATAAAAAACAGATTATATTTTCTGGAAAAAATACTCCTTATAATTACTCTAATATGTTATTTGAAATTAAAGATGGAGAGTTAATATTGTTTCCATCAAATATACAACATCAGGTTCCTGTAAACCATACGGAATTAGTAAGGTTTAGTTTATCTTTTAATACTTTTATTTTTGAAAGTTTTGGAGATATGTCAGCGCTATCCTATGTGAATGATAAATGATTATAAAAGATATAAATAGTTACTATTTTGTGCATCATGTTAAAGAGCACAATCAATATAAAGAAAAATTATTATCTTTAATTGAACAAACACCTAAATCAAAAATAGATCAACAACATCAAAATATTTATAAGACTGATTGGAATATAGATAGTAATACTAAAAGAGAATATGTAGATACTTTATATAAAATGTTAACACCTTATTTATTAGAAACAGCTAAGTTTTTTTATTGTGAGCATGTAAGAATTATAAAATCTTGGTTTCAACAATACACAAAAAATAATTTTCATGATTGGCACACGCATCCAGACTGTAATTACAGTAGTGTATATTACCTAGAGTTAAAAGATTCTAATATGAAAACAGAGATACTAGATTATAAAACAAAATCTATTTTAAAAACAACAAAATTAAAAGAAGGTGATTTTATAATATTTCCATCTTATCTTTTACATAGATCACCTATTAATAAAAGTAATAATAGAAAATCTATTTTCTCTTTAAATTTAAATTTTGTAAAAAGTGACAATATAAAAATATGAAGATTATAAAAAATTTTTTACCTTACGAACAATTTAGTGCACTTAAAAATAAAATGACTAGTCACTTATTTAACTGGACTTTTGTTGAAGGAGTTACAAGATATGATGACGGTCATTTTCAACTTGTTCATACTTTTTATGATGAATATTCTCCTAAATCAGAACACGTTGATGATTTAGTCCCTATTATAGATAAAATAAAACCTACTTCAATTGTTAGAATTAAAGCTAACTTATTGACAAAAACAAATAAAATTTGTGTACATGGAGAACATACAGATTTTAATATAGCTGATAATATTGAAATAGGGACAATAGATAAAATTCATAGATCTCAAACAAGTTTAAAAGGCATGGTCACTGCTGTATATTATATAAATACTTGTAATGGTTACACTAAAATAGGTAAGACAAAAGTAAACAGTGAAGAAAATAAAATAGTTTTTTTTGATGCAAATACTCCTCATTCAGGAACAAGCTGCACTGATAAAAACTGTAGAATAGTTATTAATTTTAATTTTTATCCATAATGAATATATTAATATATGGATTACCTGGATCTGGAAAAACAACCTTTGCTAAAAAATTATGTAAAGATTTAAATGTTGCTTATTTTAATGCTGATGAAATAAGAACTATATTTAGTGATTGGGATTTTGCTCCAGCTGCTAGAACTAGACAAGCAATTCGAATGGAAAGGTTAACTAAACTAACAACTAAAAATTGTGTAGTAGATTTTATATGTCCTTTTGATGACTATAGAAAATATTATGATATTACAATTTGGATGAATACTATTGAATCTGGAAGATATGAAGACACCAATCAAATATTTGAAAGACCTTTAAACCCAAATTACATTATAGATGACTATGATTATGATAAAATTATAAAGGAACTTCGTGATAGATTGGGATAAACCGACAGCATTGATGTTAGGAAGATGGCAACCTTGGCATCAAGGACATCAAGAATTGTTTAAAAAATCTTTAGAAAAGACAGGGCAAGTAATTATTATGGTTAGATCAATGCCTATATCTGAAAACAATCCTTATGATTTTGAGCAAGTTAAAGAAAAAATTAAGTATGCCTTACGAGAATACAAAGGAAAATTTGAAATAATTCAAGTTCCAAATATAACCAATATATGCTATGGTAGAGACGTAGGATATAAGGTTGAAGAAATAGTATTACCTGATAAAATACAGGCTATTTCTGCTACAAAAATAAGGAAGTTGAATGCTGCAAAAAATACAATTTAAGCCAGGTTTTAATAAACAAGCTACAGAAACCGGTGCCGAAGGGCAATGGGTAGATGGAGATAATGTACGTTTTAGATATGGCCAACCCGAAAAAATAGGTGGTTGGCAAGAACTAGTTAATAATACATTATCAGGACCTGTCAGAAATCAACATACTTGGACAGATTTACAAGGAAGAAAATATGCAGCTTTAGGTACTGCTAAAATTTTAGTTATTTATTATGAAGGTGGTTTTTATGATATTACACCTATTAATGCAGATCAAACAGGATGTACTTTTGATTCAACAACAGGTTCAGCGACAGTAACAGTTAATTTAACTTCACATGGTTTATCTGTTGGTGATTATTTTAAATTTAAATCCGTTACTTTACCTGGCGGTGGAGTAACTGGATATACCACAGCAGATTTTACAACGAATGTATTTGAAATTATTTCAGTACCTACAGGAAATACTTTTACAATTACCATGCCATCAAATGAAACCGGCACAGGTATGTCAACTCAAGGTTCAGCAACTTTAAATTCATATATTACAATTGGCCCAGTGTTTCAAACACCAGCATATGGTTGGGGTGTGGATGTTTGGGCTGCAGCAGGTCAGGGTTGGGGCGATGCTGCTTCAACAACTAACGTTCAATTAGATCCTGGCTCCTGGTCACTCGATAATTACGGCCAGTTGCTAGTTGCAACTGTTAGAAATGGTGCAACTTATACCTGGAGTCCTTCAGGTTCTGGAGCATTGGAAACTAGAGCATCAATTGTATCAGGAGCTCCCACAACATCTTTAATGAGTTTAGTTTCTGATAGAGATAGACATTTATTTTTAATGGGAACTTTAGATAACTTATCAGATTCAACTTCTCAAAACAAAATGTTTATAAGATTCTCTAATCAAGAAGATATTAATACATGGCAACCTACAGCAACTAATACTGCAGGTACATTTTTAATTGACCAAGGTAATGAAATTATAACTGCAGTTCAAGGTAAGGATTATATATTAGTACTCACGGATCAAGCAGCTTATCAAATACAGTTTGTGGGTTCACCTTTTACATTTAGTATTAGACAAGTAGGTTCTAACTGTGGATGTTTAGGTCAACATGCAGCAGTGTATGCACAAGGAGCGGTTTTCTGGATGGGATTTGGTGGAGGCTTTTTTATGTTTGATGGTACGGTTAAACAACTCCCATCATTAGTTGAAGATTTTGTATTTACAACACAAGGAGATAATTTAGGATATAATGCAGATGCAAATCAAATTGCATATGGGTATCACAACTCTTTATATAATGAAGTGGGTTGGTTCTATGCAGCATCGGGTTCTCAACAAATAAATAGAAATGTTGTATTTAATTTTTTAGAAAATACCTGGACAACAGGTTCTTTATCTAGAACTGCATATTCAGATAACCATACTTACGCATTACCTTATGCTTCACAGTTTACAACTAATGGCACACCAAGTTTCCCAACTATTAATGGTGTGACAAATACTTATGGCTCATCTAAATTTTGGGCTCATGAAACTGGAGTGAATGAAGTAGATGCAAATGGAGTATCAACAGCTATTACATCTTATATCCAATCAGGTGATTATGATATATCTGCACAACAAGGGATTGCAGGAGATGGAGAAAACATTATGAGAGTATCTAGATTTATACCCGACTTTAAAAATTTATCTGGCAATGCAAAAGTTACTATGTTTTTTAGAAACTATCCAGGTCAAACAGAACAATCAGATTCTAATGGTCCCTTGATTACTGGTCCATTTACATGTAATACTACTACAACTTTTCATAGTACAAGAGTTAGAGGAAGACAAGTAAGTTTAAAAATAGAAAATGATGCAGTTAATCAATCTTGGAGATATGGAACTTTGAGATTAGATATTCAAGCTGGAGGTAGAAGATAATGGCAAAGATTACTGCAATTATTCCTGAACCAACTCCTGAATATCAAGAAACCAACCAAAGGCAATTACGAGATGGTTTAGATACTTTAAAAAATGAACTTAACTTTGGATATCAACAAGATCTTCGAAATGAAGAAGATCGTAAAAACTGGTTTTTTAGCTAATGGCAAATTTTTATAAAAGTGAAACATTCAGTTTAACAACAACTAATTTAACAACGGTGTTAACAATTAACACGAGCTCAATTGCTATTGTAAAAGCAGTGCAAACTGCAGTGATAGATAATACCAATGTTGATATAGATGTAATTCTAAAAAAATCAGGAGGTTCTGATGTAGAGATAGCCCATAAACTTTTAAATAAAACTACAGAAAATTTTGCAATAGATGTTATTAATATGGAAGCAGGAGATGTTTTAAAAGTAAAAGCAAGTGTTGCTGGCAAAGCCTCTGGACAAGTTAGCTATCTTATGATAGATAGATCGCAAGAGAATGGATAAAGAACCAGTAAAAATAGAAACTAAAACAACACACACATTTAGAAGTAAGTCCACAAATAAAACTTATGAATCTAAAGAAGAATTTTTAAAGTTTCATCAAGAAAATGATTTAGCTGTTGATACAATAGTAACAGTAACAAATAAAGGATTAGACTTATTACAGAAAGTAATGGGAAGAAAGTAATTATGCAAGCACCACGAGGTGGTACCGAGTTACAGTTTGAATATTTAAGAAAATATGTTGATTCAAAGTTATTGGATCAAGTACAAATATGTACATCCGTACCTGAAAAGATTCCACTACATCCAACAAAAATGAATATTCTATGGCAAAAGAATTCTTACGATCAAGGTAATTTAGCACCATGGTTTAAAGATAAATCTAATCATCATAAATATGATTGGTATATATTTAATAGCCATTGGAATTTTGAAAAATTTAGAATGGTATTTGATATACCAACTGAAAAATGTTTAGTTATAAAAAATGGTGTAGATAATATACCTTCTAGAGATTTAAATAAACCAGTAGATAAAATAAAACTTATATTCCATCCAACACCATGGAGAGGATTAAATGTTATGTTAGCTACTATGCAATATATTAAAAATCCTAATATCGAATTAGATGTTTATTCTTCTACTGAAGTATATGGTCAATCTTTTAAAGATGCTAATGATAAACATTATCAAGAGTTATATGAACAGGCAAAACAATTACCTAATGTAAATTACATAGGATATAAACCTAATGAATATATAAAAGAAAATCTACATAAATATCATATATTCGCTTACCCAAATATATGGGAAGAAACATTTTGTATATCAGCATTAGAAGCAATGGCTGCAGGCTGTTATATAATTACCACAAACTTTGGAGCTTTATATGAAACTTGTGCTGAATTTAGTTCTTATATTCCGTATCAAAAAAATTATTTAAATTTAGCAAATAATTTTGCATATGCTATTGAAGCAGCAGCTTCTAGATTAAATTCAGAAGGTGTTAAGAAACATTTACAATTTCAAATAGATTATGTGAATCAATATTATAATTGGAATAAGCAAGGTAATGCTTGGACTAGATTTTTACAAGGAGCTTTAGATGCAAGACAAAGTATGGGGAAATGAAGATACTTATCAAACTATAAAGGAGTTAAATACAAACGTGCAAGATCCAACTAAACCTATCTGGATAAATAAACCAGTTATAAATAACGCAGTTAATAAAAAACCTGTTATATTTGTAGCCACACCAGTACATGATCAATGTTCTATTCATTACACTCAATCACTATTAAAATTTCAACAAGAGTGTATGCAGTCAGGAATATTAGTTTCTTTTTCATTATTGAAATCTTCATTAGTTACTCAAGGACGAAACCTATCAGTATCTAATTTTTTAGAAGAATGTGAAAAAGTACCATATACACATTTTTTATTTATAGATTCGGATATTGAATTTTCATTCAAAACTATAATGAAAATGGTAGTTGCTGATAAAGAATTAATAGCTGCTCCTTATCCTTTAAAGCACATTGATTGGGACAAAGTAGCCCATAGAACCAAAACTAGAAATATTGAAGATGGTAAAACTATGTCTCATCACGGTTTTACTTGGCCAGTTAAAATAGAAGATAGAAGTGAGATACAAGTTATAAATGGTGTAGCTGAAGTATCTCATGCACCAACAGGCTGTATGCTGATTAAAAAACAAGTGTTTGAAAAGATGATTAAAGCTTTTCCAGATAAAAAAATAAGTCAACCTACCATTATCAATGGTAAACAGGTAGAGAAAAAATACTTCTATAATTTCTTTGATACTTATCATGAACCTGAGACTAAAAGGTATTATGGAGAGGATTTTGGTTTCTGTAAAAGATGGGCCGAAATAGATGGTAAATGCCATATTTTAGTTGATGATTATATTACCCATGTAGGTGAATATAAGTTTACAGGTCGTTTGATGGATGATTTAAGCTTTACTAAAAAGATTGACTAGTTCAATAAAAGCTAGTAAATTAACACATTCCAGGTATCATTCCCTGCTAAATTATAATATAAACTATTAAACTATGGCGATATCTAGAATGCAAATGTATAGACAATTAAGAGCAGGGGGAGGCATCATGAACCTAGCCCCAAGAGAAAAATTTGGTTTAGGAAGTAAACTTAAAAAATTTGTTAGAAATATCATACCTAACGAAGTTGCTGATATAGCAGTTAAAGCAGCACCTTTTGTTGCTCCATTTAATCCTCTTCTTGCAGGAGCAATGTCTGGTATTGGTACTTTTGATCAAACAGGAAGTATTAGTGCAGGAGTTAAATCCGGATTAATTAATTACGGATTAGGTCAAGCTGGAAGATATATTGGTGGTGCAGGATTCCAACAAGGTATTAATCCATTTGCGGGAGCTAATTTTTCTGGTGGTATTATGTCAGGACTTGGAAGTTTATTTACTTCACCAATTGGAACACAAACTGGATTACAATTAGGTCAATATAAATTATTTGGTGGTCCTGGATCAGAAGCATTTAAAGCTGGTCAAGATATAGCAAATGTTGGTCAAGCAAATGTTGGTGCAAGTTTAGATGAAATAGTTGGTCCAGGTGGAGACATTGAATCTTTCTTATATAAAACAGATCCAAGTAAATTAACAAGCTCACAGTTAAGTAAACAGATGTCTCTAGAGGCAGGTAAAACTTTTGCAGAAAGATCATCGGGAAATGTAGTAGGTGGTTATAAAGATTTATTTAGTAAAGTTATTAGCCCTGACGCAACATTAGGTGAAAGAACTCAAGCGATTACAGATCTTGGTGGTAAAGCATTAAAAGATATTTACACAAAACCAGTAACTATAGATGGTAAGACCGAATACCAAATTGATAAACTAGCTGTAGGTGCAACGATTGCAGGTGCTACTACTTATATAGAAGCTAGAAAACTAGCTAAAGAAGCAGAACTTGTTGATGATGAAGATCAATACACTGAAGAAATGTATGAAGCAGATAAAGCTAGATATAAAGATTACTATTCAAAAATATTAACTCCAGAATCTTTTGGATTAAAAGATGGTGGTATTATTTCATTAAGAAAAATGAAAGCAAATGGAGATATTCCAGAAGAATTTATTTCTTACACAGATGATGAATCAGGTGTTATTTACAGAGATCCAGAAGGTAATCCAATTACTAAAGCAGAAGCTATGAAAGCTTTTGATGAAATGCCATTAGAAGATCAAGTGTTAACTGATATGGAAGGTAAACCTTTAGGTGAACCTAAAACTAGAAAAAGAATATTACCTATGCCTAAACCAAAAGAAATGGTTTTTGAAGGTAGAATGAAAAGATTAATGGAAGCAAAAGGTATGTTAGAACCTGAATCATTTGAATATTTATTACAAGAATTAAAAGACGAAATGACTGAGTCTGGTATTCCTAGTATTAAATTAGAGAAGAAAGCTACTGGTGGTAGAGTTGGTTTAAAAGATGGACCTGGTAAAGATGGTTTACAAAATTTTAAAGTTGGAGAATATAAACCATTTAAATACACTGGATCTATTGATGATGTATGGGAAGCAGATTTAGGGGGTGATCCTTTAGGAGATATTGTAAAAATAGGTTATACAGTTAGAGCTCCATTAATTGATATTATTAGAGGAGTAGCTAAAACAGGAAAAGAAGCTGCAAGTTTAATAGCTGCTGCAACAAAAGCAGGATACGATTTAACTAAACCTGTTAGAGAAACAATAGGTGATGTAGCTGGTGGTATTTATGATGTTGCTAAAAAAACTGTTCAAGAAAGCGGTGATGCTTCAAGATTTATTCAACCGTTATATTACTTAGAAAGATTTGCACCTGAAAAAAATTTAACTGATGATGAGACTAGACTTAGAAGATTAAAGAGATCTATTGGTAGAGATGATAGAGATCTTATTAAAACTATTGAAAATAGGATATTTGGTTATGATGACGCTGGAATCAATCAAAGTGAAGAAGATAAAAAAGTATCTAAACAGATTCAAGCTGATATTGATTCAAGAGATTTTGGGTTTAAAAAAGGTGGTAGAATTCAATATGCAATGGGTTCTGAAGTGCCAATCAGGCAGAATGAAGCAGGGACCAAGGAGATGGATTTTAGACAAAGTGGTGGATTTGTGCCGCCAATTGGTATAAAAGAAAAGGCAGATGACATTCCTGCAATGTTATCTAATAATGAATTTGTATTTACCGCTGATGCAGTAAGAGCTGCAGGTGGAGGAAGTGTAAATAAAGGTGCACAAAAAATGTATGCATTAATGAAACAATTAGAAAATAAGGTAGTATAATGGCAGAATCAACAACAACTCAAATATCAAGACCGGCTCCCTATTTAGAAGCAGCTGGTGAAAAGTATTTAGATTTAGCATCACAACTTGCTGCAAAGCCAGTTGATGTCGGTGCATTTGCTCCAAGTGTTGCAGGACAAAATGTTTTAACACAACAGGCTCAACAACAGGCAGCAACTCAAGCTGGACTTGGAGCATTAACTTTTGATCCAACAACAGGAGCGGTGACTGGAGTTGGCGCAGGAACTGGTGTTGCAGGTTATCAACCATTCTTACAACAAGCAGCTGCATATTCTGGACCACAAGCTTATCAACAATTTATGTCACCTTATCAACAAGAAGTGATTGATACTTCTTTAGGTGAATTTGACAAACAGAGACAAATTGCAAGACAACAATTAATGGGAACTCAAGTTGCTCAAGGAGCATTTGGTCAAGGTAGAGGACAAATTGCAGAAGGAGAATTTGCAGCACAAAGTTTACAAGATAGAGCTTTATTAGAAGCACAGTTAAGATCACAAGGATTTGCACAAGCTCAACAAGCGGCAGCTCAAGCTCAAGCTCAACAAGCAGGTCTTGCTTCATTACAGCCGAGTTTAGTACAATCTAATATTCAACAGTTAGGTGCAGCAGGAACTTCAGATTTAGCTTATCAACAAGCAGTTCTAGATGCAGCAGCAGCTGGAGGAAGAGAATCAGCTTATGAACCTTATCAAAGAATGCAATTCTTAGGTTCTACAATTGGTGGATTAATGTCAGGATACCCTCAACCATATATGACAACTCAACAACAACCTGCAGCAGCAACTGTTGGACCATTGAGTCAAGCTTTATCAGGAGCAGCAACTGTCTATGGTTTAGGTAGTTTATTTGGAGGCAGATAATGGCATATAACGTTTTTAAAAGACCTATGTTTAAAAGGGGTGGTTCTACCACTGGTACAGGAATCATGTCACATGTTGAACCTAGAGTAAAAGCTGCAACAGGTTTTCCAAATTTTGGTTTACCTAGACAACCTGATCAATCAGAAATAGAAGCTTTTAAATTAGCAAATCAACAAAGAATTGAAAATATAAGAAATCAACCTAGTTTCTTTTTAGGACCAAGGTTCACGGATCCTAATTATCAATCACCATTTAAAAATTTCTTTTCAACAAATACTGGTTTTGGTTTTATGAATTTTGGTCCTAAGACTTATGGAACAGGAATCACGGCTAATATAACTGGTACAGGTACAGGTTCAGGTGATACTGGAATGGCTGTAGATACAGGTAGTTTTGATACTGAAGATGCAAATATAAAAGCAAATCAGGCTGCGATAGATGCGATAAATAAAGCTGCTAACGATAATGAAAACAAAGATACAGGTGAAAAAGATAAACCAACTTATAAAGCTTCTAATATTGAAGACGAAGTAGTAAAAGAATCAGAATTGTTAAGAAAATTATTAAAAGATGAAGATTATTCAAAAGGTGAATTAGCTTTAGTTATAGCTGGTGCATTAAAAGAACCAGGTGGTATTGCTGCAAAATTAGATAAAGCTAGAGAACTTTCATTACCGATAGCTAGAAAACGTAGAGAAGAAGATAAAGCAATTACTCTTGCTGCATACAAAGCTGCTAAAGAAAAAGAAAAGTATGAGACAAGATATGGTCAAGATTCTGATACTATTAGATTTTACAAAGAGAGAGCAAATAGTTTAGTAGGTACACCAGGATATAAAGATAAAACAGCAGATCAAATATATAGAGAATTAATGTCTGGTTCAGCTGAAGCTAGAGTTAATATATTAAAATCTCCACAGACAGCAGGAGAAATAAAAAATGTAGCAGATAGAATAGCTAGATTAAATATTGAATCAAAAACTGCAAAACCAAAAAGAAAAGAACAAATTGTAGATGAAATATTACAACAAAAAACTCAATTAGAGTTTTTAATAAAAATGCCTGAATTTGAAAGTATTTATCCGGGTGTTAAGGAATCTTTAGGTTATAAATATGGTGGTAGAGTTATGAAAGCAATCGGTGGAGATGTTTCAGAAGAAGAAGACACTGATATGCAAGCAAGCGACAATACTGTTGGAATGGCAGTAGAAAAAATTGGTGAAGGTAGTGGCTCTCAAACAGTCAGTGAACCAGTACAAAGATTAAGTTATCAAGAATTAAGAGATAGATTACCTCAAGAGATTACTGACGATGTTGTTAGTTTATTATCAAATAGTGAAGAAGCTCTACAAGAATTTGCATACATTAGAACTCAAGATGATGTAAATAGCTTCAATACCAAATATGGAGTTAATTTAGTAATACCTCCAACTAGAGGATAGGAGGTCTAGTGGCTTTAGAAGGCTTTAAAGGTTTTAACGAATTC